AGCAGAGAAATCATAGCAGATATGCTCGACAATATAATAAGTGGAAACCAATATAAAGCTCTAGATAAAGTTTCGGACATTTTAAAAAATAAAACTACAGATCACATAGAAGAATTAAAAAAGGATTTTAGTTCTAAGTTGTTTAATAATAAAAATATGAAATCATAACCAAAGAAATTGTATAAATAAAGATATAACAATTCATTTCTAGTTAGGATATTTAATAATGAGAATGATTAAAGCTTTAGGCGCATCAGCTGCGGCCGGAACATCTACGACGAATGGTAGTAATGTAGACAAAGGAACTTGTGTTAGGGCGCTTAATAATACAACCACTAATCATCTTGTTACTGTAGAAACTGCCGGAAATGTTTTAATTGGTAGTTTTCAATTAGCAGGCGGTTCGGATATATACGTTGAAAAAGATCCTACAGATGAAATTTTTGCGGCAAATGCCGGTGTGTTACTAACAAAAGTTGCCCTTAGATAAGGAATTAAATGAAACTTATTTGCGAATTAATGGAAGACGTTGAAATGCTTGTGGAGAAGGATAGCTCTACAGATCAAAAAAGTTACTACATCAAAGGCGTATTTTTACAAGCAGAACAAAAAAATAGAAACGGACGCGTTTATCCATTAGAGACTATGCAAAACGAAGTATCTAGATATTCAAAACAATATATTGATACCAATAGAGCATTTGGTGAATTAGGACATCCAGATGGACCTACTATAAACCTTGAAAGAGTTTCACATATGGTTAAGGAACTCAAACAAGATGGTACAAATTTTATTGGAAAAGCAAAAATTATGGAAACTCCATATGGTAAAATTGTCAAAAATTTAATTGATGAAGGCGCCAAATTAGGAGTAAGTTCTAGAGGAATGGGTTCACTAAAATCGTTAGGTGGTTCCCAAATCGTACAAAATGATTTTCATCTTGCAACAGCTGGAGACATTGTTGCTGATCCCTCAGCGCCTATGGCTTTCGTAGAAGGTATCATGGAAGGCAGAGAATGGATTTGGAATAATGGACTTTTAAAAGAAGCAGATGTTCAAGAAATTAAAGATGAAATAGTTAAAGAATTTGTAAAAGTTAGACCGGATGAATCTGCCTTGGTTTCATCTTTTGAAAAGTATATGTCAAGGCTTTAAAATTATAAATAATATAACAGTAATAATAAATGCAATAGGAGAATGCAAATGTCTGAACAAGAAACTGCCGAACAGCAGCAGACTCTTGCCACAAGTGTGAACGAACTAGAAACATTAGCTCAGCAAGCATTAGAATTAAACGGCGAGGCAAGGGAAGAGCTCGTTGAACAAATTAAATCTAAATGCGAAGAAGAAGGGCTATCGGCCACGGAGACTAATGATTTGTTGGAAGAGATAGGTCTTGTTCAGGAAGCACATAAGGTACAAGAGGATAGTAAAAATCAACCCGCACCTGGTAAAGGTGGTAAAGACGGCGATGGGCCAGATAAGCAAAAAGTTGTGAATGCTGATCCTCCTGCCGAAGTTAAGGGTTCCGGAACTGCTATGGGTAATCCCGTTAAAGGAAAAGCTAAGATGTCTGATAAAGGCGAACCAATGGCTAAAGTAAAAGAAGAAATTGCAGAACTACCAAAAACCAAATCTGGTATGATGGCTGCAGTTTATGAAAAATTAGGCAAACTGAAAAAAGATCAGATTGCAACTAATTTTGAATCTATTCTTAGTTCCCTATCAATTCAAGAGGGTTCAGAAGATGTAGAAGATTCTAAGCCACTTGATGTTCAAGATGATATCGATGCTTTAACCGAAGGTGAAGATCTTTCTGATGCGTTTAAATCTAAAGCTAGTACCATTTTCGAAGCAGCTGTTCAAGCTAAAGTTAATCAAGTTGTTCTCGGCAAGGAACAAGAACTTGAAGAGCAAATGCAAGAACGATTAACTGAAGAACTTGATTCATATATCCAAGAAATCGTAGAAAAAGTTGATAATTATCTCAACTATGTTTCCGAAGAATGGGTAAAAGATAATCAATTAGCTATCGAAAAAGGAATTCGCTCAGAATTGACCGAAGGGTTCCTCGTTGGACTAAAAGATCTTTTCACAGAACACTACATTACAATTCCAGATGAGAAGGTTGATGTAGTAGATGATCTGTTTGATAAGGTTGAATCTTTAGAAACAGAACTGAATGAGCAAGTTAGTAAAAATGTTGCGACTCAAACAGAACTCACAAAAATTAAAAAAGAAAAAGTTCTATCGTCTCTGACGAAAGATCTCACTGAAACCCAGAAAGAAAAAGTTGCAGAATTAGCCGAAAATGTTGATGCTGATAATGCAGAGGATTACGAACAAAAAGTAGAAGTCCTTAAAGAAAATTACTTTCCTTCAGAAAATAAGAAGGTTGCTCTGGTCGAAGATATCGAAACACAAAATCATGAAGAAGAAAGTGATACAGAAACCGTACCTCGTGGTATGGAACACTATATGTCGGCTATTTCAAGACATGTTAGATAATATTTTTTTTAAATTAATTTAAATGATACATACAGGAGAAATAAATGTATTTGTCTGAAACTTTACAAGAAAAGTGGAGTCCCGTACTCGACCATCCTGATCTTCCTGCAATTAAAGATTCTTATAGGAAAGCAGTTACAGCTGTTTTGTTAGAGAATGAGGAAAAATCAATTATGGAAGAAGGCGGATCTTCAATTTTATTTGAGGACGCTCCTGGGAACGCAGTTGGTGCCGGAATGGGTACAACCGCTGGAAATATTAAGGGCTATGATCCCGTACTTATTTCTTTAGTTCGCAGAAGTATGCCTCTTTTAATCGCATACGATGTTTGCGGTGTTCAACCTATGACAGGTCCTACTGGCTTAATTTTCGCCATGAAGTCCCGTTATGCAAGTCAAACCGGATCAGAATCACTTTTCAGTGAAGCCGATTCTGGTGTGTCGGGTCTAAAAGCTGGTGCAACATCTGCACATACAGCTAATGGTAACCCAGCGGCTGCTGCTTCAAGTTCAACTGCTTATCTACCTGGTCGTGGAATGACTACGGCAACTGGTGAAGCACTTGGCGATTCGGCTGCAAACGCTTTTGCTGAAATGGCCTTCTCAATTGATAAGGTAACTGTTACAGCGAAAACACGTGCACTCAAAGGTGAGTACACAATGGAACTCGCGCAAGATCTAAAAGCAATTCATGGTCTTGATGCTGAAACTGAACTTTCAAATATTTTGAGTTCAGAAATTTTGGCTGAGATTAACCGCGAAGTTATCCGCACAATTTATGGTAACGCCAAAACAGGTGCCCAAACAAACGTTGCAACTGCCGGTACATTCGATATGGATGTAGATTCAAACGGTCGTTGGATGGTTGAAAAATTTAAGGGTTTGATGTTCCAAATCGAGCGCGAAGCTAATGCTATTGGACATGACACACGTCGAGGAAAAGGTAATATCCTTATGACCTCTTCGGATGTTGCTTCCGCACTGCAAATGGCTGGTGTACTTGATTACACACCTGCTCTTTCCGGTAACGATTCCTTGAATGTTGATGATACACAATCAACTTTTGCTGGTACTCTTAACGGTCGTTATAAAGTATATGTTGATCCATATGCAACAATCCAAGATACAAATTGGTTTGTACTAGGATATAAAGGTTCTAGCGCATATGATGCAGGACTTTTCTACTGCCCATACGTTCCACTACAAATGGTACGTGCGGTTGGTGAGAACAACTTTCAGCCAAAGATTGGATTTAAGACACGTTATGGTATGGTGTCTAATCCTTTCTCTACTGGAACAGCTGCTTCTAGTGATGGATCACTCACTTATAATACTAATGTTTATTACAGACGATGTCTTGTTACAAACTTGATGTAATCTTGTATTAAATTAAGTGATATAAATAAGGGTAAGGGGTCTTAGATTCTTTACCCTTTTTTTATGCTCACGAGGTATTTAATGGCACAAACAAAAACCGGCATGCGCGGTTCAGATAACATAAATTATCTTTCTCCTACTGGCTTCAGATTTCTCTGCTCAGCTATGCCAGAAACTCAATTTTACTGTCAAACAGCTAATTTACCTGGCGTTTCTATATCTGAAATACCAGTACCCGCTATGCATAAACAACATTATGTGGCCGGAGATAATGTAACATTTGATGAATTCTCAATAACAATAATTATCGATGAATATTTAAAAAATTGGGAAGAAATTCAAGCATGGATAATCGGTTTAGGTAAGCCTTTCGGTTTTAAAGATTATGAAAAAAGGAAAGCGGAAGGAACTGATACAACTGGGCAATTATTCATTCTTACCGGTTCAAAAAATCCTTCACTAAGATTTGATTTTTATAATCTATGGCCCAAATCTATTGGATCGGTTCAGTTTGATATAATGGCTTCCGATATCACATATTCTACAGCAGATATAGTTTTCCAATATAATTATTATACAATGACAAGGTTAAACGAACCCACATAAAACATTATGAAATTAAGTGATATTCAAACAATGTGGCAAAAAGATTGTCAGATTGAAGATACCAAATTAGATTTAGAATTATTAAAACTCCCCAATCTTCATAGTAAATACTTAGGAATTTATAACGACGAATCTCTCACCCAAAAAAAATTCTTTTACGATAAAAGAAGACTCTTAAAGTATAAAACTATTTGGTATGCTGGAAAAATGAGTGAGGAAGAATTAGAAGAACATGGATGGGAACAATTTAAAGTTAAGTTAATTAAAGGATATGAACCTAAAATAGAAACATATTTAAATGGGGATGAAGATTTAATTGAATCTGATCAAAGATTGGAATATCAAAAGATAAAAGTAGAGTTTTTAGAATCGATTATCAAATCCCTAAATACTAGAGGATATAACATTAAATCTGCAATTGACTTTTTACGCTTTACAATGGGCCAATGATATTAAAAAAAATAGATGATGTTCATTTATTAGTAGAGTGTGAAAGGGGTCAAGCCGCAGAATTAAATGACTATTTTACG